CATCCGTCAAGAGTAAGCTTGAGGCATATGAAGTCTTCCGTGAGTTCCTGGTGAGCGGATTGATTCGATGCATGCCCGCATCCGCCTGTATGGAGCTCAGACAGCTCATCGTGAAGTCCATCAACCCTGAAGCGCCACGCGGGCTGCACGACGATATGGCCATGTCAATGGCTCTGGCCTACAGATGTATGCGCGACTTGCCACGCCGTCAGGTGATAGGCTTTACCCGAAGCCTGATGGACAAGCGCCTGAGCTCAGCACGAGCAAAGCGCATCCGAGGTCAGGTCATCCCATGGAGAGTGGCTGAATGAAACTGGAACCAAAGACCGCCGCCCGCCTTGTGCAGGAACACGACCTATACTGGGACGACATGAGGCCGCGCCTTAGAAAGCTCAAGGCCGCATACGAGACGAACTACTGGGATCGAACCCAAGAGGCCCGAGGCCAGATCATCATCGAGACCTCGAGAGCGTATGAGTTCATCGAGGGCTACATCGCATCCTTGTTCTCGCGGAATCCGTCTGTTGTTGTCAAGGGCGACGTGCGTGGACGTGGAAACGCCATGAAGGCTGAGGCCCTGGTCAACCAGTTCTTGCTCAGCATCCGCTCCCAAGTCGAAGACGCCTCCCGGCTGGCCCTGATCTTCCCTTGTGCATTCTTGAAGATGAGCCCCGTGGATCACCCCGATCCATTCCGGCGTGTGCGTACCACACCCGTGAAGCCGTGGGACATCCTGGTGGACGACAAGGCTGACTCTTGGGATGACCAGCGGTACATCGGCCACCGATACTGGGTTCCACTACACAAGGCCCGCGCCCTGTGGGGAAACAAGAAGTACAAAGCACAAGCGAAGAGCGACTACCTGGACAACGACGTTCCTGATGGGGCCGGGGTGACAGAGTCTGAGTCTGACGACTTTGACAAGTTCATCCAGGTCGTTGAGTTCTATGACATGGTCAGCGACCGACTCCTGGTGTGGAGCCCGAACTACGCTGATGGAAAGAAGTGGCTCTTCGACGGGATCGACATCGACATCGAGGGAAGCACGGAGAAGATCCGACGCATTCCTTTCCGCACAGCCGACGATCACCCCATCGTTCCCATCTCCCCCGTGTACTATAGCCGGCTTCCCGACAACCCCGTGCGCGGATACTCGGCGTTGCACCGTGTGTATGACCAGATCCAAGAAGTCAACATTTCGCGAACCTTCCAAGCCAACGCTGTCCGGAAGGCATCGCGCCAGTGGCTGGTGGAGAAGGGGGTCATCGACTCAGAGGCCATGGCCAAGATCTCGCTGGGCCAAGATGGTGAGTTCATCGAAGTGGAACTGAGTCCAGGCCAAACCCTGGCTGGAACTGTTCAGCCTGTGCCACACACGCAGACCCCACCAGAGATCCAGCACTACATCGAGCAAGTCCAGACGGATCTCGACAGAGGCAGCGTCATGGCTCCGTTCACGCGGGGACAGGCATCAAGCCGCGCCACAGCCACTGAGATCACCGCACTGGCTTCCTACAGCCACTCCGAGGTGGGCCGGCTTGCCAGAGAGCGTGACGGGTCCATTGAGGCCATCTCCCGCATCTACATTGCGATGATGGGCCTGTACCTGGCTGAGGGCAAGAGGGACATGATCATCATGAACGGCAAGACGGATGTCCTGAGCCCTAAGGATCTGTCTGGAGACTTCTCCTACTTTGCCCAGGACTCCGGCTCTACGCCCATGTCTGAGGCCCAAAAGAAGGGGGAACTGCTTGGTGCCATCAGTCTATTGATGGAGCTCGGCGTGCCAGCCGACGCCCTTCGCTCTGAGGTTGTGCGCCTGCTTGACCTCCCAGAGTCCTTCAATGAGGCGATGCCAGCCGGGCCGGCAGGTATGCCTGGGCAGATGCCACCTGGAATGCCAATGCCCGCCCCAAATCAGTCCCCTGAGACCATGGGTCTCATGCCTGGGGGCCTGCCAAGTCCTGAGCAGATTGCAAGCGTTCTGCCCTCATGATGTACGAGTTTCGATGCCTCCAAGGTCACGTTACCGAGGACTTGTTTCACCACACGAAGCGCCCAGAAAGCATCAAATGTGAGATCTGCGGTACAGATGCACGCCACATTCTAAGCTTGGTGGCCAATACGCCGGGCAGATGGGGTGATGGCCGTGGGTACTACGACTCAGCACTCGGGACATACATCGAAAACGCCCAACACAAGGACAAGGTGCTGGCCGATAAGGGCCTGGTGCATGAGTCCGACATGGCGGGCGGCTTTTGTGACTCCAAAGTCCAAGATTCAATCAACGAGAAGAAGTCTCACGACCAAGACATGTCCAGATACCAAGCATCTATGGATAACCATGGTGATATGGGCAGAGCATTTGCTGAAACATTCCCCTCAGAGGACACCGCCTGATGCCCACATACCCACCAGCCCCCACAAATGGGGGTGACATCGAGATTCTTGAAGAGGTTGAGGCCGACGCGCCAGTTCCAGACGCACCTCAACTCCCAGGCTCCGTGGCACGGGCCGCACAAGAGGCAGATGACGCCACCGACGACGCCCTTGGGGCCTCATCCCCCGTGGGAGACTTCACGGTGGACGGTTTGAACACTGTGGTGACAGAACTCAACAAGTTGCTGCCCAAGTTTGGCATTGAAGAGCCATATGAGGACTTCACCGAGGACAGCCAGACACTTCCGCCAGAGTTCATGCGAATGCTGATGATGGTGGCCGCCGCCGCCAAGGATGCCGCCATGATGGACCTGGCACAAGACCTTGAGAGGGCCACCACCGACCAGGACATGATTGCATTGGCCGGAAAGCTGCGCGCACTGTCTGATTCTGCGGACTTTGAGCGGTTCCTGAACACGAACATGCCTGAACAGGAATCCGCCGCCCCGGAGGTGGCCCCCGATGAGCCGCTCCCCGCCGCTCCACCCACCTCCGGTGGCGGTCTCTCTACCGAAGACGAGGATCTGTTCGCAGCCAGAGTCTAATCACCAACCCGCACTCCAATGGAGCACGCAATGAGCACACCAGAAGTCATCGAGGCAGCGCCTGCTGTTGACGATACCCCCGCCCCTGAGGCGACAACCGAACCAGCGGGTAATCCCACTGAGCCCGTCCAGATGATCGACGAGGGTGGCCGCCGGTCACCCATGGCCATCAAGAAAGAGACCGACGACAAGATCGAGGCGCTACTCGAGGCAGCCAAGACCGACGAAGTCCTGGCCAGCGACGAAGAGCACACCGGCATCTCCTTTGATGAGACCCTGGCTGCGCTTCCAGATGATGCAAAGAAGCTCCTGGCCAACATGCGCCGGGATTACACGCAGAAGACCCAAGCCATCGCAGATGAGCGACGACAGATTGAGGCACAGCGTGCGGCACTCTTTGAGTCCGAGGCATTCAAGGCCCTGCAAGAACTGTCCAACAAGGAGATGGGGGAGTTCGATCCCTACAACCCAGACTCTGTTGTGGAGCACATCAAGCGCCAGGTGGCAGAGCAGTTCACTGAAGTCCTCAAGCCCATGCGTGAGCAGCAGTTCAAGGCCCAGTCCAAGGCCAAGCTGCAAGCGTTTATGTCTGAGCATCCCGACCTGAAGACCAACGACACCCTGAGAGGGAACGTCAAAGAGATCATGTTGGGCGATGAGAACATCCGACTTGAGCAGGCATACTGGATCGCCAAGGGTAAGTCATTGTCCTCGTCAACACAGGCCCAGGCTGAGGAGCTCGCCCGGTTCCGCACCGCCGCACGCGAGGCGGGGCTCAAGGTGTCTGGGGGTACACGAACAAGCGGGAACATCAAGCCACCAGACGGCCTGGACGCTGTTGGGATTTACCAGTGGTATGAGAGGCAGAAGGCTTCGCGCTGATATCGTGCCCTTGCGTTGTCAACATTAGTCCGGTATTGTGGTATCGGATCGACGCACCCCCTATGGGACACGCCAAGACCACGGCCCCGGATCGGGACAACCGAACAGTCTTTAAACGTGAAACAAGGGCCTATACAGGGCCCAATACCATAGGTGTATCTCATGGCTATCAGCAATGATATTCTTTCGAGCACCCTGCGAATCCTCCGCGACAAGGAAGTTGACAACCTTCACCGCACCACGCCTCTCCTCAGTGAGATTGAAGCGTTGGGCGGTGTTGAGACTGTTGACGGTGGATCCCAGGTGCAGCATCCGGTCATTCTGGCCGAGCACTCCAACATCACCCAACTGTCCACCGGCTATGAGCCTGTGTCTCTTGGTGTGACCGATCCTCTTCGCACTGCCAACTTTGAGTGGTGTGACTTCGTGGCCCCCGTGGTCATCACGAAGAAAGAGGAACTGTCCAACAAGGGCGAACGTGCCATCATCCGCATCGCTGAGGCTCGCCTCAAGAGTGTGATGGGCATGCTCAAGCGTGAATGGGAGAAGCAGACCATCGCTGGTTCTTCGACCATCCTCACTGAGCTTCAGACGTTGAACGGCTTCGACGCCAACACTGGTTGGTTTGAAGAGCTGGCATTCGGTGCCCCGCAAACCAACACCGTTGGTGGCATTGTCAAGTCTGACTTCCCAGCCTCCTGGCAGAACCAGATGGGCAATGTTGGTGGCAACTTCTCGGCAAATGGCCTTGACCAGATGAGCAGCCTGCACGTCCAGTCGATGACATATGCCCCTGAGGGAACGATGGATCTGGTTCTTGCGAGCCCGACATCCTACGAACTCTACAAGAAGCAGCTCCAGACCCAGGAGCGGTACATCAGCGCAACTGAGAGCGTGTTGGACGGCGGAAAGCTGGCCCTCGCGTACAACGGAGCGAAGATGTTTGTGGAGCCAAACCTTGGCTTCGCAGCAAGCGTCGGAGGCACGAACGTGTCTATGTACTTCCTCAACAGCAAGCTGTTCCATGTCTATTACGACCGGGACGCCAAGTTTGCACTCTTGGACTTTGAGTCGGTCTCCGGGTACGCTTCCCGGGCAGCCAACATCTGCGTCCGTTCACAGATCGTGCCGAGCCATCTTGCGGCTCACGGCGCGCTCATCAACGCTGAAGCGTAAGGGAGGTAATCATGGCTCTTTCCATGCACAACGCGAAGGGACTCTCTGGGCTCGATGCCCAGGCAGAAGTCAAGTACTACACGTCTGGTGGCCCCATCACCACTGGTGACTGGGTGTCTGGCAACGGCACAATCTGTGTCCAGGCTGACGATGATGATCCGTCAACCATCTCGGCCCTTGGCGTGGCGCTTGACACCACTGCCGGTGCCGGTGAACCCGTCCGGGTGTGTGTCGCTGGTAAGGTGACTGCCAACGTCACAACTGGAACGACTGCTGGCTTGAGCATCACCATTGGTGGGACCGCTGGCCGCGCCATCCCGTTCGACAACGATGCCGGCGGTGGTGAAGGTGACGGTGGCGTCTGTGGCATCTGTCTCACGACTGCTGAAGGCAACTCGGCAACCGTGTTTGTCTCGCCGCGCTCGTACTGATCTGCCCACAATGACCCTCAGCCCGGCCACAACTGGGCTGGGGGTTTTCCCCATCTGAGGTGAGATATGCGTCTGACGGACATCATCGGCTTGGTCAAGACCGTTACCGACTATGATCCCACGGTGACCACATACGATGATGAGGTCACGCGACTCATCAACAATGCTCTGTTTGAGCTCTTTGCCGAAAAGGCATTCACCTTCGCTCAGAAGGAAACAGTCGCGACTGCCTATGCAGATGTGACGACAACGGGCTCCACAACAAACGGGTCCACAGATGTCACCGCATTCACGGTTGGCGCATCATGGATGGACGGCCAAGTCGCAGAGGTTGGTGGTGTCGAGTACGACATCGCCTGGATTGATGTGGCCACAAACACCCTGTATCTAACGAAGCCCTACGAGGGACTCACTGCCGCTGGGGTTGCCGTCAAGGTCAAGCACCGGTTTGTTGACCTGCCCCAGGACTGCGTATCCGTTCTCCAGATTGGAACCAGAGACCGCGTGGGCAACGCCAACCCGGCAGACATTGGTAACTTTGCCTCGCTCACCCGCTTTGAAGATGAGATGTGGGCGCTGCCGCTTGATGAGGTGGGCACATCTACACACTGGGTCCACCACGACGACTTCACTGTTCCATCTCCAGTTGGTATTGGCTCGTCAACACTTACTCCTGGTCCAGCCCTTTCGGTCGGCACAGAGTACAGCTTCGTCCGAACCTTTGTGTACGGCAACCGCCGCTCAGCCCCAAGCCCAGCCATCACCGCCACACCAACTGGTGGAACCCCTGGGATCACCGTCAACATGGCTGAGAACGGCGTGAGGTCCGGGTATTACCAGGAGCTCTGGGTGAAGTTCTCGCCATACAAGGCTTATAGGTCTGTTCCACCCGGAACCAGCTACCCGCCAGGGGCGGCTGTAACCGTTGTCCCCCTCGCACCCCCTGGAAACGACTGGCAGTTCATGGAGCGACTCTCCGAGGTGGACGGCAACTACCAGCGGATCCGCATGTATCCTCGGCAGGCGGTCGATACTGAGATCACTGTCCGATACATGTACCGGCCACCGATGCTGATTGAGGACACGGACTCCCCACAGTTCCCCGCAGCGCATCACCAGTACCTGGCCTACCGCGCCCTGTCGGATCTGTTCGTCAAGCACAACAACTTGCCTCAACACAAGATCTACCAAGACAAGGCCGAGGATGAGATCATCAAGTTGGAGCAGCGGTACATGACCGAGATCCCACGTAGATGGGTGAAGAACGGTGGAGACTCCAGCCTTGGTGGATACCGAGACAAGTGGGGGCCGTTGAGTCACTCATGAATGGTCAACGTGTAGAGATCACGCCGCTTGGCGGTGTTTCGGAGTCCATCCCGCAGAAGCCAAGCGATGCTTCTCGGATCACCAACTTTACGGTTGACAAGAGGACAAATGGTTGGGACTCCAGGGTTGGGTATGAGAAGTATGATCCACGCCCTGGCAACCTCTGGCGTCCGTTCGACAGCATGGGACGAATTGACTCACTCTTTATTTGGAGCAAGCATCAGGGGGCGCAGGATTGGACGGTGTTTGAGTCTGGTGGAACCCTGTACTGGCTTGACTCATCGAGCAACACGGGGGACATGAGGGCCCATGTGATTGATTCTGGTCGCGTAATCCCCGCCCCATCCGAGCCGGTCACGACCTATACGCCATTTGGCCGGTTCCTTATCGTTACCAATGGGCACGATAGGCCGATCAAGTATTCGGCATGGCCCGTCTGGATGAGTGGCGGATCGCCAATCAGCGTCCCGTCATACACACTGGGGTGGAGCGAGATCCCACCACAGCCCACTGTCTGGGGCGTTGAGACACAGGTCAACTTTGGATCGTCTGGACAGCATGTGGGGATGTGGACAGAGAACACCCTCGATGCTGGCATTCCTGCTCGAGACGATATCCAAGAGGCTGGCCTTGGATCCGCAAGTGTTGATGTGGAGAACACGTACAAGTACAAGGTTTCGTGGGTCAACAACGCGGGGGCAGAGAGCCCGTTGTCGTCATCGTCAAACGTGGTCAGTTGGGACTCCCCAAGCGCAGGTGGAACCTACACAGGTAGCCGCTTTATCACCAAGGTTGAGATCCCAGTTGGACCAAGCGGAACAACCGCACGCAGGCTTTACCGAACCCTGAACATGAAGGGCGGGGATCCGACCATTCCCGAGAACTACTACTTCTGTGTTGAGGTTGGCAACAACTACGATGAGCATGTGTTCGACCATGTTGGCGACCAAGCACTCGGGAGCCTCGCACCCGGGCTGACCGACTCTGTCGTGTTTCCGGCTTCTGCTGCCAGGTTCACCGCAGTCTTCAAGGGGTGCTTATTCCTTGATGGCGGAACGTCCAACGGGACAAAGATCTACTGGAGCAAGCCAGGCAAGCCCGATGAGTTCGATGTGTTGAACTTCATGGATGTGGGAATGCGGGACGCGGGCGAGATCACAGGGTTCTACGCACACTACAACTTCTTGATTGTTCTGAGAGAGCGTGGCATTGACGTTGTGCGTGGGACGTATGGCTCGTTTGATGTGACCCCCATCTCCCAGACGGTTGGGACAAGATCGAAAGACAGCGTCACTACCATCCCAGATCTTGGGGTTGTGTTCCTGGCACAGGACGGCGTCTACATCATGACCGGAAACATGGATGCTGGTGGAAACATTGATTTCCGCAAGATTTCGACTCCAATCAACAAGACCATCAAGAGGATGAACATCGACACCTCTGCACGCGCTGTCGCCGCATACAGCCAGAAGTGGAGAGAGTGGCACTGCTACTTCCCCGCAGATGGGTCGGATAGGCCAAGTATTGGGGTTGTTCTCCATCTCGACATGTTGGGCGGAAACACCACTCCATGGTCTGTGAGGGAGGATGTCCCTGTTGGATCTCTAACCACAACGATAGACGGAGACCTTGTCTTCGGGCATCACACCGGCTCTGCTGGGCCTGGCGATCCGGTCGAGTCTGGTTTGTTTGTCATCTCCAACCGTCGGGCATGCGGTGGGCAGTACCAGCTTGTGGGCCAAGATGAGGTTGTCGTAGACAACGCGCCATGCACGTCTGTTTACCAGAGCTCGTGGCTGGATTTTGGAGACAGGTCGGCAAGGCGGCGTGTGAACTATGTCTATCTTTTGTGCCTCACCATGGGAGACAACCAGATCTCCCTGACACACTACAAAGACAGGGGGCCAGATGGAACCCAGACCGTGGGCATGAAGCTTCAAAGGCCAGACCACATAGACCAAAAGGTGTTTGACTCTGCGGTTGTGGGGGAGGATCCATGGGATGAGTCCATGCTTACCCAGATCCGCTTCCCAATTGATCAGGGTGTGTGTTCCGAGTTCAAGTACGGTATTGAGACCATAAACGATCTTGTGATCCTTGGGTGGGCCATCGAGTTCACCCCATCTGGTGGCACCAAAGTCATTAGCGGGAAGCGGGCATGAGTAAGCGTTGGACGGTATTTGATCCTGGCTCAAAGAACATCGTGGATGTTGATGGGTTCAACGATGAATACAACACCCAAAAGGGTGCGCTGAACGGTGGCGTTGATCGCAACAACCTTCCAGGTGAGTACATCACCAGGGCACAGATCAAACAGGGGGCGTTCCACAAAACACACCTGTTTACAGGTCTGCTGCTTTCAGACGAGTCGATCAAACTAAACAACGGCGGCAACCTCCAGCCAGACGGCCTGGACTACAGCCTCTACAACGGTGGGTGGCGCAGGGCATTTGATCCGGTCCAGGTGTCTGGGCTCCGCGACGGGATGAACCATATCGAGTTCAACTGCTGGCAGTGGCAGTATCGGTTCACCAGCGGCTTCAGCCTGGAGCCCGGCGGGGTTCTTGCCACCCAAGAGAACCACGACCACTGGGTAAAGTGGCGCATCCTATACAACGGGATGATCGTCCTCGAGACAGGCGCCATGTATACACAGTATGACAACGTCACACTCTCGGCAGACTTCCCAATGATGGGCGGTGATGCCTCTATTGAGGTTCAGTTTGCGTTCGCGCCACCAGCATACAACGATGGCGATCCTGTCGATGTGGTTGACTCGCCAATGTTTACCTTTGCGGGCGGCCAGATTCTCCTGCTTTCGAGGTTCCGCTGATGTCACGCATTGTCAACGACAACCCCACGGCGGGCACAGCCGTCACATCAGCCGACCTGAACCAGAAGTTCAGCGACATTACCACCGTGACTTCTGGTGGTGTGGACCATGAGAATGTTCGTGCCGAGGCCATCGACACCACCAACCTTGATGCACCCACTACCAGTGGCCACATATCCGGCGATACCATCATCTTGAGCACGGCGCACAGCCACGAAAACGGATCCCGTCCCGCATATGGGTCGGTGCCAGGCTCTGGTCTCACAAGCTACAGCGCAACAACTGGCCCCGGACCAAGTCCGCAGTACCTTGCACACGGAACAGGATCCGAACTGAACCAAGCCTTCTCGATTGATGATGGAGAGATGTTGCGTGTTCATTGGCAGGTGTGGGTTGACCACATCGTTCGCCTTGGTGGTGCCGACATGGGGACCGTCCACCCTGCCGGCTCACACACCATTGGGTACGCCAGCGCGCGGCACCCATGCTGGCTTGTGTGGCTCCAGTGGGAGACATCGCCAGGCGTGTGGGAGGAGGTGCCTGGACAGGGTGACTTCACCAACAGCATTGGTGGGGAGAACGGAGACAATGTCTCTGAAACAGCAGCCACCATGGTTATTCCGCACGGGACGGTGATGTATGCGTCCAGATTCAACATCATATATACCGATGACGCCGCATGGGTGGACGAGAAAAACCACATGTTCCGCCGGTCGTACAACTACATCAACAATACCGGTTCGACCATCACCATCCTGGGTCTTCGCCTTGTTGTTGATGGATTGTACCACCTCAAGAGTCTTGTTGGATCCACCACCAACTATATGGTTCATGAAAACATCGGGTGGGAGACCACTGGTGGTGGGTCTGCGGACAACATCATCAAGCTCGGAACGGTCCACATAGCGTCCATGGTTATGAGGAAGAACTGATGGCATACACCCCCACAAAGGTATGGGCAGACGGGGACACGTTTGATGCGTCGGATCTCGCGTCCAACCTTGATGGTGTTCGCCAGTATGTCTTCAAGCTTGAGTCATCCGCGATCAAGTCTGTGGCGCCGTGGGCAGACTCAACACAGATCATGCGCGGCACATACGAGCCGTCCCCAAACCGCTATCACATGGTAAGCGGAATCTGGTCTGGTTCAGCCAGCACACCGTTTGATGGCATGTTTACCTACGCGGGGAAGTGGGACACGGGGATCATCGCCGATGATGCACTCCAGTCTCTTCCACACCTTTGTGTCAGCTACGAGCCAAGGAAGCCAAATACCGTTTTCTCTCAATGGTGGGCCAGCGCATCAACCTGGCCTTCGATGGGAACGGTTCAACGCTATACCGACTTCATGGTAAGCCATGGCCGCGTGACAGACCGAACACTTCCCGGCGTTATGAAGCATTCGGTTGCTCGCTCACTTAGTGAGTTGACCCCGCAAGATCTCCACATGCAGAGAAGCACGGCTGAAGTACAGGCTGAGGCTATACCAACCACGGTCTTTCGGCACCACTTGTATGGGTTTGGCTTGTTCGACTCTGCCCTGTCTGGTGAGTACGATGTCGGCGTCACCTACCACTCAACTGCACCAAAGACCCAGGTATATGCCTGGGGTATCTCACTTGAGTGCTTCTACCTCTAAGGATTCAGCATGGCAGTTCCAGTCACATTCCCACTTGCCGCAACCATCGCCAAGGGTGTTGGCACGGGCGCAAAGATCGGCTCTGACTTGGCGAGCGCCCTTGGTACATTCACAAAAGAAGACAAAGATCGCATGGCTGAGCTCCAGCGCATGACTGAGGTTGGCGAGTTCCTGACCGACGAAGAGCGCGCATCGTACTTCCAGGGTATCGGATCACAAGAGCGTGAGGCCTTCCAGCGTGGCATTGGTGACGTGTCTGCCTTTGACCTTGGTGGTGGTCGCTTTGTGGCCCAGCAGATGGCCCAGCAGGAGGCCATTGCCGAGAGGCGCGGGGAGGCCCAGAGCGACCTCAGAGTTGCAGAGGCTGCCGCCAAGACGGAAGCCAAAAATGAGATGCAGGAGCTTGAGACGAAGAGGGCCGAAGAGCGTGCGGCCATTTGGCAGGCCATTCTCGGTGGAGTCGGACAGGCGGCGGACTTCTACGGAGACACGGCATATCGCCTGGACGATGCCAGGGACCGCGAAGACGATCTAATGGACTTCTACGAGCAGAAGGCATCCTCTGGTGGGTCTCTGACGGCTGCGCAACAGCAGACCTATAGCGATATCCGAAACAGGTACAGGAGAGGCTGACATGCCTACCACAGCAGAGACATACCGGAAGACCTACGCCGAGAGGCACCTCGAGAGACTACGCGCCAACTACGAGCGTGCTGTAGAGGAGTGGGAGCGTGGGGCTGCGATTGACCAGCGCGAGGCCGACTGGATCGACCAGCAGATCAAGGCCCAGCACGACTACGTCTACCGCCTGAAGACGGCCGGGATCAAGTCTGGTGATGTGGCGAGCCTGGACCAGCGGTTCAAGGCTTCGGAAGCTATCGCGAAGGCCGACGACCGGAACAGGGGCAGGGCTGAGGCGGTCAGGAAGCGCATTCAGGATGAGCACAAGGCCCCTGAAGACATCATGCGTGCGCTCTTCACGATTGAGTCTACGCTGAAATCACAGTTGGATATCGCCCTGAGGTCTGGAAACATTGACTCCGTCCGCCGCGCCATTGATGAGCACATGATGTCACGGGGTGTTTCGGGGCCAAGGGGCGGGATGGAGCATCACGTCGGCCAGCGGGCAGACGCGGCGATTCGCTTTGCCTCCAAGCTGAACGAGATGACCGGTGGACAGTTTCCAGATATTATTGAGTCGGAAGTGGCCAATTCGTTTTCTCTCCCGATAGAGATGATGGACCCGGCTGTTCTCAAGATCAAGCGGGAGCGTGAGGAGGCGAAAGCTGTCCAACAGTCGCAGACAAGCACGGCTGATATGCGTGCTTTGCGGAATGAGATGGAGGACAAGGGGGCATCCCCGATGGACGCTGCCATGGCCGTTGACCCACAACTGAAGAAGGCCGAGGACGACCTGGCTGCACTTGTTGAGCGTCGGGAGGCCCTTGATTCTGGGAGGGAGGCCCCCACAGAGGAAGAGCTCCGCGCCCGGGCGGTTGAGTTGACTGGTCCCATGCTGAGCCGAAAGGCTCGGCGGGAGAAGCGTGCCCGCCTACTGTCCGGCCCCTCTGACGAGGACAAGATCATCGCATCCCTGACGGCGAGGGCAGAGACCTATCTTAACGAGACCGCCGACCCAGATGAGGATCACTCTGAGGCCGGAGAGATGGCCATTCGCCTTCAGGACATGATGGGCTCTGGTGCACTGGACCCGAGGGACATGATGGATAGGGCGACAGAGTTTGCCGGCAACGACATGGGCTACCGCGACGAGATCATCATGCGCGTCTTCGCCCATGACATGGCCCGAACACGCCGCAAGGCGTACCGAGACATCCCCGAACAGGTTGGCCAGGAGGGCCCAGAGTTCCGGGCTGTTGACATGGAGAAGCTTGCATCAACAGTCGAAGAGGTCGCTCCGGAGCAGCCCTGATGCCTACCCAGTCCGAGCAAGAATATATCGATCTCCTTCGTGAGCTAAAAGGAGAGGACGCGGCGCAGAGGGCTGGGGAACTATTCGCCGGGGGCGGGAAGCCCATCGGCCCAGACACTACGGTGGCAATGCCGGTCAGGCCGGACCAACCGGTACCACTGAACCTGATGTCTCCAGAAGAGGCCCTTGACCCACAAGCAAAGGCTATCGAGAAGTATGTCACCGCCGAGATGCTTGCTGGCACACCAGAGGAAGAGGCCAGGGACATAGCAGTCAAGCGTGTCGTTGAGCCGATCACCCGTGGCCAGACCATGGAGGGCGCCCCCGCCCCAGAGAGCCAAACATCACGCCGAGACATCCGCTCAATGCAGGGGTGGGAGGCCATGCAGGAGGCGTTCAAGCGCCAGGTTGTCTTGCCTGGGGCTGAGCGTGCCGAACAGAAGAGGCTTGCTGAGCAGATTGGCGCATCTGAGCGTGAGGCGCTGTTTGCCGAAGCGGTGGAAAGGGTCAAAGAAGAGGAGGTTCCAGGGCTTCGCGATTTTGTCGGAGACCTCGGCCCCGGGCAGGCACAGTTCAACAAGAGGGTTGTGGAGAGCTTCCATGATTCGGTGCGATCTCGGAAGCCACACTACATCAGTCATGCAAGGGACCACTTCCGAGAGTACATGGGCCGTGATCCCGAAAACGACGAAGAGGTAGAAGACCTAGGTCTTGGACTCTACAACCAGTTTGTGTGGGGCGTTGCCCCGAACATTGCCAGAGAGTCCAACGAGGAGTTTACCCTCCGGAATGTTGGGATGGACATTCTGAAGGCCGCTGGCCATGCTGTTGATCCAGAGACCGGGGACATTGTCGAGTCTCGGGCCTTGCAGGTTCTGCGGGATATGGTGGGGCTCTGGAGGATTGGCCTAAACAGTGCCGCCAAGGCCGCATCGTGGGAAGTTGACGAGAGCGGCAGACCGCTTGATCCAGACGACCTGACGCTTCGCGTGTCGAAGTTCCTTCCAGAGGCTTGGGTTGAGAAGCCACAGATCGCCATCCCAACCGGGACCGGGGCGATGGTGGTTCCTTTTCCGTTTGGACCATCCACCCGGACATCGGCGGATGCGGAGAACCCAGCCATTGAGTCTGGTGACTACTGGACAGATGTAGCGTGGGGCATTGCCAACAGCCGGTTCAGTGGCGACGACCTGATGGAGATCACGAACTACCAGCAGCAGTGGGAAGATCTTGGGTTCCCGAACTTCCCATACTGGGCCGGGGTGGCCGTTGAGTTTCCTCTAAAACTCTCCCCCATTACCCCCGCAGCTCAACTGGCCTCAAAGACTGGCACCGCAGTCTCGAGGGGGGCTGCAAAGGCCGGGATGACCAGAACGGCTGGCGTCATCGGTGGCATCTCCAGGCCGCTTCACACCATTGATCGTGTTCGCGCCGTAAACGCCGCAGGGGATGCTGTTCGTGGGCTACCCACCCAGGTGGCCGACGATGTAGCCAAGGCCGCCCCAGGGGGCCGCCACAGCACGCTCAGCGTGGCATCACAGCGTGTCGCAGACGAGATTGCACTTCCCTACCATCTGGCCGAGGGGATGCCGGGAAGCCTGAGGCAGTTGGATGAGGTCACGGTGCAGCCGTACTTGAGATCCACCGTTGTCAGACAGATCTGGGCAGAGACTTCCAAGGTTGGTGACGACGGGGTCAGGCGGGCAGAGTATGGGGCTGTTTTGCGAAGACTGCACGCATGGCGCGTGACCCAGAAGGCGGCCCGTGAGACCGGGCAGATGTCCGATGAGGTCAAAGCTGCGTGGGACATCGTGACCACGAGAGTTGCGAAGGTTGCGCCTGCCGCGATGGACTCTGCTGGCGTCATCACAACCAGGCTTGCTAAGCACGCCCGCGCCCTGAAGCAGGCCGTACCCAGCATGGCCGAGCATGAACTCACAGCTTTGGCCTACCGGGCAACCGCCAAGGATGCTGTTGCTGTGCGACTGGCCGAGCGTGTGCCTGACGACATGCACTTCTTGACTCCGTTCCACCTGATGTCCGGCAAGTCCATGCGTGCGCTTGGGCCAGAGATTGACGATGTGATGGTTGATGTCATGTCCGACCCCGCCAAGATCAAGGAGGCCCTGATTGATGCGATTGGGCCACACAAGGCGAGCACATCTCCATTCTGGAAGTCTGTCGTCAAGAACATCGAGGAGGGCGGTGAGCTTTCCGACAAGCAGAAGCTCTTTGCTGTGGCAGAGATCAAAGGTGACGTGGCGAAGCGCCTGGTGGCCAGGTCAGATGAGTTCCACCTCACCGAGGTTCTGGAGCCCGACCTCACAAGCGCCCTGACGCGCCGGGCAAAGACCCCCGCAGAGCGGCGTGTTCCTCTTGTTGAGGCTGGAACCAAGTTCGCTGACATCACATCCGTCATGCTGAAGCGGGTCTCACCGGATCTTGCAGAGCGCATGTCCACGAAGATGCCGGCCCTTGTCCGCGAGATTGCCAGAGATTGGCTGCCCAGCATGTTCCCACACCCCGTGGGGCGGACCCCGATGCGGACCATGGCGTGGATTGACGAGGTTGACGGCCTTCTTCAGACGAACATTGAGGGATTCAGGCGCGAATACGCATCGCTCATCAAGGCTGTCGGCCCAGAGAAAGCCATCCAAACCATGATTGACCGGACGCTGAAGCATGCGGGCATGCAAGACTTCAAGGGTGGGGAGTCGGTGAAGCGGTTCCTCGCCTGGAAGTCCATCCTTACCAAGTTCTTTGGCGGCGCCCATGTTCCGGATGACGCCATCCTGAAGGGGTACCTCAAGGGGAATGTGAAGACCGGGTCCGTAGAGGGGATCTACCCAATCACAGCACCACATGTGAAGGCCGTTATCCAGACAATCCGCCAGGCGGACCCATCCAAGCAGATGTCCGGAAAGGGCTTGAGTAGCTTTGGGGTAGACCGATTCAGCGCAGCGATGTTCGCGTGGATGCTCGAGGAGCGTGCGGCCAGGGTTGTTGATGTCTCACTGTCGAAGTGGCTCGGAAGGAACCCAGAGTTCAGGATGCTGATCAACAGCGCCACGGTAGCGAAGCCGGCCATCACAGCAGGGGCGCTGCGAGAGGCCATGGAGAGACGGGGGATCTCAGAGGCCCTTCGTGGATCACCGGCATTTGAGGGAGAGATCACAGGCGTAGTCAACAACCTGATGAGGAATATCGCAGGGAGAATGTCTGACGCCGACAGGTTCAACATTCTAAGAATGAGCATGTCTCGGAAGATTGCAACCGGGAATGTGTTTGAGACCCTGGATACCATGGAGGCCCTGCCCAGGGCGGTCGGCCAACTCCTCAGCAGGAAGTTCGTTGGCAAGGAGCTCAAGAACCTTGGGCTTGCAGATGACGTAATCCCAGAGGTGACCGAGGCCGTCATTGACACGGTCCAGGGCATCATCATGCGCGACTCAAACGAGGCCATGCAGCAGTTGCTGATCCGCCAGGGGATGGCCGCAACAGGCAACGCCGCCCAAAGGTCTCACATCGCCAACCGTGCCATTGCGGTTGAGTCGAAGCTGGGCCGCCGGCAGATGGCCATGGTGTACGGCAAGGACGCAGCAGAGGCCATCCACGCCATCACAGCAGCAGCCAAGAACGGGTCACTCGATACGGCGCTGAAGGCCCTGCGGGCGTCGGACGATGCCGCCCGTACTGCGGGCAGGCTTGGTGGCGCCAGGGGTGTCACCGATGGCCTCATTAAGGGGCTTATCTCCCTGCTCGATATGAGCAGAAGAACAACAATCTCTGGCCTGCTCGGTGGGTTCCCCCTGCCCAACACCCGCTTCTTGGGGCTCAACGCCATCACGGCGCCCATCATTGTCGCGCTAACGGTCGGGCCCAAGTTTGCCTTCCAGAGCCTCGGCATTGGAAGACACAACCGCCTGTACAACTGGGCTGCAATCAAGCTCGGCCATGCCAGCGATGTCCTGTTTGTTCGCGACGGGGTGAAGTGGACACGTAAGATGGTTGAAGACGCCATCAAGCGGAACAACATCCGATACTCGGCCATCAGCTACGAGTTCAATGATGTGATCATCAGAGACCTTGAGCGCATGGCCCGGATCAACAGTTCGCTTGGGCCCGTCAGCACCGCCAGGACCATTGGCCGGTACCTTGATCCTTCCCAAAAGAACATCTGGAACCGCTTTGCGGAGCAGACAGACAACTACTTCAGGCAGAACGTGTTTGTGTCTGCCCTCATTGCTGGACGAACGGAGAGCGAAGCTGCCAAGTTGGCCCAGAACGCACTGCTCGACTACGGGGCCGTTCCGCCCATCGAGCGCATGGTGGTCAACAAGGTTGCCTACTTCTATGCGTTCATGCGTCAGATCACCGAAGAGGGCGTCCGCACTGCAATCAAGGATCCGAACCTGTATAGGCGGATGCACCTTCTCCAGCGAGCCCAGCACAGGGACGCGGGATTGTGGGCCTACGAGGGAGACAGCGAGAAGCAGCGAATGTGGGTTCTCATGGGGGATGTCCACGACAACCACTACACGACCGGCCTGTACGGACCACACAACCCAGCCCTGATGGCGTTCGACGACACCATCACCGTGCTCGACTACATCATGAACAACCCCACCCCGGTTGGGCTCATCAAGGGTGCGAAGGCCGCAGCGAGCGAACGCCTCTACAACCCATGGTTCGACATCTTCACAGCCCTCTCAGGCTGGCACGAACGGGGGGCAGAGGGCCGCATAGTCCCAGACCACATTCTCCTGGCCGCGCACCAGTCTGGGATGTGGGACTCATTCCGCACAGAGCTCGGCATTGTTCCTGCTGTCGGCAAAGACCGGAGACCAGGAAAGGTTGAGGTTGGTGGAATGCAGTGGAAGTTCCACGGCAAAGAAGACGAGGAGCGGTTCCTGGCGTGGATGGCCCTTGCGAACATGATGGGCCTAAAGCGCAACATCGAGGACGCGGCGAAGATCTCCATTGCTGCGGGTCTGCACCCGGAAGACGCCAAACCCAAGCGCCTCGGAGATGGATCGTGGGCTATGGTTGCCGGCAATGTTTCGACACCACTCGCAATCCCTGACGACATCGCCAGGCAGAACAGAGCCCTCGAGAACGTCTACCGTGAGCTGTCCCGCCTGCGGGCACGATAAACCATGATACTCTTGCAATGTCAAGGAGGCCCCAATGTCTAATATCCGACCACCTATTTCCCGCTACACAGTGTCCTTTACGGGCGCTGACGCAAACGCAGAGGCCATCATCTCTGGCGTCCCCGAAAAGGGATACATCACCCGCATCCACGCAGTGAAGACTGCTGGTAGCGCGGCACACATCCAACCTGTGGTTGGCACTGCGACAAACCCAGAGGGTACGCTCGCCCAGATTCTGCTGGTGGCCGCATCGTCCGGCATTCACATTGATGAGGTTCCAACTGAGCCCATCCCCTTCTCGTCGGGCAGCAAGTTGTTCATCCGCCCAAAGCCTGATGCGGCTGCCGACAACGCCATCTCCATAGAACTCTTCATCGAGCCGGCAATCTGATGGCTCTTCAGTTTCCAACATTCCCAGGTGCTGGTGGTGGTGGCGGTGGCGGTGCCGCCCCAGACCAAGGTTTCAAGCGCGGCTGGCAGTATCTGGCCAAGGCAGATGCGACCTACTGGGCAGCTCAGCATCAAGACGCCCAAAACAACTGGTACAACAAGGTCATCTCCAGCAGCGAT